TGCTTTAATTCCCATTATACCCGTAGATTTTGTTGGGTAATATTTTATGATTAATTCTCCTGGTAGTGTTTCTAATTTTGCTTCAATATCATCTGTGTAATTTTTTAAATTTTGTGCTGCGATGCCTGTTACTACACTATCATATCTTTGGCCTACATATGTGTCATTTAACTCCAATGTATAATGTATAACCATTTTTCCTTGTTTTACTGCATTTGCGCCAATATTAATAAGCAACCAAGATTTTCCAATTCCTGCGGGTGCCATTACAACTCCCAATTCTCCTTTGCCTAATCCACCATCCATTAAATCATCAATTACATCCCAGCCTGTTCTAATAGTATCTCGTGCGGCATTTGTATATCTTGCTACTACCTCTTTTTTGTATTCATGTCCAATACCAGTAGCAGCCCCTGCTTTCATAGCAGAGTCAATTTTGCTTTTTATTTCATCATAATTACCCATTTTGAGTAATCCAACTGAATCTATAATTGCTCGCTTAATTTCTTGGTTTTTACAGAACTTTAATATTTCATCTTTTACAAATGTTAAGTCATCTGACTCCATATACCGAAATATATCCTTTAATTGTTCTAAAATAGCTGTTTTAAATACATCATCAGATATATCTGTTACTTTTACTTTTAATACGTCTTTACTTGGTGGAGTTTTATATTCTCTGAAATGATCTAATATAACATCTAATACCCAATTATTTGCATCTGATTCGAAATATTCAGGTTGTATAATATCTGCAATTTGTTGTAAAAATGAGCGGTCAATAAACATAGCCGCAAGCACTTTCACTTGAAACGACCATCCATACTCATTTAATTTATCTGTCATAACTTATTATATTAAAATAAAAACAGTAATCCAATACTATTTATGTGTTTGTTGTGCGAAGGCACTTAAAGAAAGCCAAGTGTTGTTTAACCAATCTGGCATATTTTTCATAATAGACCACATTTTATCTTCCATAAATAATCTACGGAATTCAGCTTTATTTAATGTGGTTATTGGTGATTGTATTATGTTGCGAATATTTGATTTTGTCTGTGCTGGAATGTTTAATAAATTTAAATTCATTAAGTCCCAATTTTCTTCAATTAAATCTATATTATCTAACATTTTTTGATATGTTTTAGATTCATCTAATTTTTCTACACAATCGCCACGAAGGTCTGCTGGTGTATAATCTAATGATAATACTAAATCAGGAATGTGTTTTAATAATGTCTTTGGTCCTATTCCTTTAACGCCAGTAATGTTATCTGATTTGTCTCCGGTAAATGTTCTATACATTACATAATTTACTGGGTGTACTCCAAATTCTTCTATCACCATATCAATATCATACATTTTCTTTTTAATGGGAGACCATACTTGTATTCTATTGTCAATTAATTGATAAAAATCTCTATCTGTTGAAACAATTGTAAATTTACTTTGTTCTTCTTTTGGTTTTAACAAATCTTCATCAAACATTTCAATTATATATGCTATAGTATCGTCTGCTTCAATTCCGTCCATTGCTAAAAATGTAACCGGCAGACAATCTAGGTATGAAACTATCCTGCTAAATTGTCGACGCATTTCTTCTTGTTCTTGGTCGACAGTTATATCATAATGATCGTGACGTCTTAATTTTGTTTTATTAATTCGATTTGCTTTATAATCTTTATTTATCTTTCTTCTTCTCATAGAGCCACCAACACCATCAAATACTACAATGCAACGACTTGGTTTGAAGTCTCTTATACATTTTCCTATACTATATAAAAATCCGGTAATTCCTCCTACGTGGTCGCCATCTTCATTTGACGAAGGAGTTGCTGAGAATGCTCTAATAAAGGTATTTAGACCATCAAATATCATGATGTGATCATTGACGTCTGATGGCCTATTTGCCTTTTCTTTTTGTATCTGGTTAAATAATTCTTGATACTTATTCATTATCCTTCTTCGTTTATTACTTCTTCATCTATGACTACATCATCAATGCCACCGTCTACGCCGGCTACATATTTGAAGATATATGATTCACAGATGCGATCGTATAATCGATTTTGGATATCTGGATTGTTAATTATTTTTTCTTCAAAGTCTTTAGATTGAAATTTTATTTCTTCTAATACTTCTCCGGTGTTAACATCTATGTCTTCATAAGTATACCAGGCTCCGCCTTGTTTTACTAAACTGAAGTCTTTCATGATATTTAACCACCCTCCGTAATTATCAATTCCTGAATCGAAATATATATCATAATTAATAGAACGATGTGGAGGTCCCATTCTGTTTTTCACGATTGTGACCTTGGTTTTTATTCCTACCACTTGCTCTACACCATTTACTTTTCCTTTGATTTGTCCTAACGACTTCAGCCTTAATCTTACTGATGAGTGGAATGGTAATGCCTTACCACCCGCTGTCGTCCATGGGTCACCAAAACTAACACCTAACTTTGTTCTCAATTGATTTGTGAATATTAAACATATTCTTTCTCTTGCAATCCAGTTAGTTACCTTACGCATTGCTTTTGATAGAATAATAGATTTTGATGTCGCATAGCCATCTTTATCATATTCAGCTGCCACGCATCCATTTCGATTTTTGTTGATGCTCCCATTATTGAATCTACCACGATTGTTACCAATCGATCTTTGTCTGATTGTCTTACATTGTCTACAATTGTTTCGATAGTTTCAAATATCTCTTCAACTGTTTCCATTGGGACATATAGCATTGATTTTAAATCAACTCCTATGGCCGTTAAGAATTCAGCGCTGGTTGCAGATTCGGTGTCAATATAAACTGCTAATCCGCCTCTCTTTTGTGTTTCTGCTAAGGTGTGTGCTGCAAGTAATGATTTACCTGAAGCTTCTAGTCCTGTTATTTCGGTAATTCTACCAACAGGAAAACCTCCGTTTGGCTTATTTGAAATAGCCAAATCTAGCATCGAACACCCAGATGAAATCCACTCATGCACAATCGTAGGTGCGTCAGGATCTCCATCTAGAAAGAATGCGGTTTTGTAATTTTGACCCTTGAACTGTTTATTGATACTTGCGGCCAATGTTTCGGCCAACGAGTCTTCCAGTTCACTCTTTTTCTTTGCCATAGTATAGACTCCTATTGATTAAATAAATCATTAAATGCAGTTGCTACATCAGCTGTCTTTTTAGGTTCAGTTTTAGTAGTAGTGTCAGTTTTTGCTTCACCATTGGTTGTCGGTGTTGTAGTATCTGAATCAGCATTTTCTGGATTCATCCAATCTGCTAGTGCCTGTTCTAATTCTTCATAAGTTGGCTCGGGAAATAAGTCTGTAATCTTTATTTGATTCATGACTTTTTCAGCAATGCCTTTATCTTCAGTTGCTGCCGAAGTATTTGGCTTGACTCTGATTGAAGTTTTTGGAAACCTCTCAGTGCCTTCTGCTGGTGTAAATTCTACTGTAATATCTCTACCATTCATTAGGTCGGTAATATCACCGTAGTCTGGGTCTGAAATTATTGAAAGCAATTCTGAGTATACGGTTTTTCCAAACCCCCAAAATTTAACTCCGTCAGATTCTTTACCTCTAACAATAACAGGAACATAAGTTCTCATCTTTGGCTCGATTTTTCTACCCATTATCCATTCGTCTTTATCACCTGTTTTCTTAAGCTTTTCAGCAAATTCTACTACAGGATCTGCATTGCCAAATGTGATAGGCGAAAGCATACTACGCTTTGCGATATCATAATGAAAATACATTTCTAGGAACGGGTTTTCTTTGCGATGTACATAAGGTACAATTCGAATCGTTTGTTTACCTGGTTCAGGTTTCCAAAGATTATTTCTTCTGTCGTCTGTCTTGTTTAATTGTGTAAGTTTTGCCTTAATGGCGTCTAAATCTAAACTCATTTTTTACTCCTTTATTAGTTAATTGTTTATATTGTTTAGTTATTAATTATAATATATGTAATTAATTCGTTAATTCAAAGTTATTCGTTAATTATTTTAAAATTGGCCGTAGCCTTTAGTTAAGTCTTTATATTGGTCTGTTTCTCCTGGCATAAGTTCTGTATCTTTTATACCAGTGCTATCAAAATCTGTATCTTCTAATCCTCCACCAAATCTAATTCCACTTAATTCTATATCTAATGCTTGTTCTGCTCTTTTTCGATTCCAACTGGTTATTATTCCAATACTAATTAATTTTTCTACAATTTGTTTAGCAGCATCGGTTATTTGTTGATCTTCCTGGACGATAGGTTTTTTACCTTGATTTCCAAAGCCTAAATATTTTTCATTTAATAATGATTTTAATTTCATCATATTCCTTCTGCGTCTAGGTGTTTTATAATTGAATCATCAGTGATTCCATATTTTTCTGCTAATGGCTCATCATGTATATCGATACGTTTAATACCACCATCAACTTCAAATGTAATAGTTAAATCTATTTCATCTTTTCCTATTTTGATTTCACAATCAAGTGTTATATCTGATATGAGTCTAGCTAAATCAACAACTGGGCCAATATACATATCTTGATTTGATGATTTTATCTCTTCTTCAATGTCTTCTAGTATGTTTTCTAAAGTAAATTCATCTAATGGTTTGTTTATGGTAACTGGTCCTACGCTACTAAAATTTGTATCATATTCATAATAATTTACATTTATATCCCATTTTTGATCACCATGTAACCTCTGCATCATTGCATCTCCGCCTG